ACGATATTATGTGTAAGATAGGTGAGGTAGTTGTTGTAGGTGGTGTACGTAGGTCAGCTATGATCTCTCTTTCTAACTTATCGGATGATCGTATGAGACATGCTAAGTCAGGTTCATGGTGGGAAAGTAATCCACAAAGAGCATTAGCTAACAACTCTGTTTCCTATACTGAGAAACCTGACAGCTTATCTTTTATGAGAGAGTGGATGTCTCTTGTTGAATCAGGTTCAGGTGAACGAGGTATCTTTAACAGACAAGCATCTAAGGTACAGGCTCTAAAGAATGGTAGACGTGACACTAACTACGAGTTCGGGACCAACCCTTGCAGTGAGATAATTTTAAGGCCGTCTCAGTTCTGTAACCTGACTGAAGTTGTAGTACGAGCAACAGATAATATTGATACCTTGTCTGAGAAGGTACGTCTGGCTACAATCTTAGGTACTATCCAATCTACATACACTAAGTTCCCTTACCTTCGTAAAGTCTGGAAAGATAATACAGAAGAAGAGAGACTACTCGGTGTGTCACTAACTGGTGTTATGGACAATCCGTTAATGACCTTGAAGAACAAAGGTTTAGATAAGACACTTGCTCACCTAAAGAAAGTTGCTGTAGATACAAATGCTACTTGGGCTAAACGTCTTGGCATCCCTGTAAGTACTGCTATCAGCTGCAATAAACCTAGTGGTACTGTGTCACAGCTAGTAGATAGCTCTAGTGGGATACATGCTAGACATTCTAAGTACTACATCAGGACTGTACGAGGGGACAACAAAGATCCCTTAACACAGTTTATGATTGATCAGGGTATACCTAACGAACCTGAAGCCTTTAAACCTGATCAAACTACAGTGTTTAGTTTTCCTATGAAGGCTCCTACCAATGCTATAGTTACAGCAGACATGTCAGCTATTGAACAGCTAGAAATGTGGTTAGCTTATCAACGTTACTGGTGTGAACATAAACCATCTGTTACTATTAACGTTAAAGGTGATGAATGGTTTGAGGTAGGTGCATTTGTTTACAAACACTTTGATGAAATGTCAGGTGTATCTTTCTTACCTTACAGTGAACATACTTATCAACAAGCACCCTACCAAGAGTGTGACAAGACTTATTACTTAAAGATGTTAGGTCAGATGCCTAACAAGATTGATTGGTCTAGGGTAGCTGAGTATGAGAATGAAGACAACACATCAGGTAGCCAAACCTTAGCTTGCAGTGGTGACAGTTGTGAGATAGTGGATTTAGTATAATGTTGACTTCAGTAGGAATATATATTACAATAATATTAGTCCTTGGTTCAATCCAAGGGTTAATATAAACAGAGAGGTTACCATGTATACAGTAATAACTAAAGATGAATGTCCCTTCTGTGGATCAGCCAAGGTTTTACTTGATAAAGTAGGCCAAGGTTACACAGAGTATAACGTACAATCCCAAAGTTCTAAGTGGATACTAACCTTACTGAAGAAAGCAAATGTTAAAACTGTACCACAAATATTCTCATCAGATGGTTCACTGATTGGTGGGTATGCAGAGTTAAGAGTATTCCTAGATCCAGAAACTACAGAAGGAAGAATATAATGGTTATGGTTAAGAGGCCTTTCAACAAGGCTTTGTATGAGGCTTATGATGGCAAGGCTAAAGATAGATTAGCTGCTTACCTTGAGAGTGTAGGACACACAATCGTAAGCACAAAGGAAGACTACAACGTAGATGTTGTTTCTCAGAAAGGTAACTACACATACTTCAATGAGGCTGAAGTTAAGACAGGATGGAAAGGTGATTGGAATACTAACTGGGCTGAGATAAGATTGCCTGAACGTAAAGGTAGGTTAGTTAAGCTTTACAAACAGCAGAATGGTGTGTTAAACTTCTATATCTTCAGAGCTGATATGAAACAGGCATGGAGAATTAAAGATAACTTACTAACTCAGGATGGGTTGAAGGAAGCTAAAGGTAGATACATTACCAAGGGAGAGAAGTTCTTCCATATTCCTTACACAGATGCTGAGTTAATTACTTTAGATAAGGAGGCCGCCTGATGGCTAAGTGGAACTTAGATGCACAACTTGATCACCCTATGATGGAAGAAACAGAAGCAGATGTTGTCAACCAACCACCTCACTACGGCAATGGTAAGATAGAATGTATTGATTACATGAAAGATAACATGGATCACATGATGTTTATGGGATACCTAGAAGGTAACTGCAAGAAGTACTTACATAGATACAGGTACAAACAGAAACCTTTAGAAGATCTCCGTAAAGCTAGATGGTACTTAGATAAATTAGTAAAGGAAATGGAAGGTGAATAATGTTTACCCCGATTATACTAATGTGTTACCTAGAAACAACAACCTGTATGACTTCTAACGATCCTGTAGTCTACGATAATCTAGAAGACTGTGAGTATAGTTTAAGGATTGGTGTACAGGAGTTACTCAAAGCTAAGGATTGGAATATAAAATCAGTCCAGTGTTTAAGTTGGTACATAGATACTTAAAAATAAATAAGCCCCTCGGATTTCTCCTTGGGGCTTTAACTTTATTTCTTTTTAGGTTTCTTTTTACGACTGACTACAATCTTACCGTCAACTTCTTTGACTAACATACCAGCCGACTCTGTTTGTCTTTTAAGTTGCTGGTATTTCTGAGAGTCTGTTAATTTTTTCTTTACCATTTTAGTAACCAGACTTCTTTTTCTTTTTCTTTTTAGGTGCAGCTTTATGACTTGCACCCTTCATTAGTTTACCATTGGGCATGTAGTGATAGCCCTTAGGTGCTTTCTTCTTTGGCATATTCTTTCCTCTCATTGTCTAGATGCCCACATGTTATCAACCATGTTAGGATATTTTCTACCAGCCTTAGATGCTCTAGCTCTAGCTTTCTTCTTCTGACCATCTGTCAAAGGTTTAGACTTACCTAAAGACTTAGGACGTTTTTTCTTCCATATAGGTTTCTTATCTGCCATTACCACTTCACCTTGTTTGCCCAGTAAGCTGCACTCATTGGTCCCTTCTTAATGTTCTTAGCATGACGTGCTTTGAATGCTTTATTTCTAGCTGATCCATCAGGACTACCCTTAACACCCTTCTGTCCAAAACGTATAGTCTTTATCTTGTCACCTTGTTTAGCAACTACAACGTGTGATTTAGTTGAATGACTAGGGGTAGCCTTAGGTTTATTATAACCCGATACTCCTGCTCTTTCTAGCCTTGGATCTTTTTTCTTAGCCATTCTATCCTCTTTAATTTAAGGGGTTGTCTACCAGTGAATCATATGCTTTCCATATATCATCTATTTCTGTTTGGTATTTGTCAAGCTTATTACCCAGACTATCAGTGATCCCAGTTGATTTCTCAACCTGACTACGTAAGTCAAGTAACTCTTTTTGTTGTTCCAAGATTGTTTGCATCTGCGTACTAATCGTTGACAACCTAGTGTTAAGCCCTCTAACATCATTATCTGATACCGCCTGTTCTATAGTTTGTATTCTTGAACTAAGTTCTCCTGCCTTAGTATCAAACGAACCTGACTTCTTTACAACTGTTTCTATACCTGACTCAACAGCATAGAACCTTTGTAATGTATCATATCCGTAGTAGATACCTCCACTAAGAGAACCTAGTATGGGCAGGGCAGCAGCTATGTACCACCCTTTGAATGTAAACCCACCAACTTTTACTTCTGCATCTTCTATCATAGCTATCCTTACATACCTGCTGAAGCTGATCCATGTTGTAAGATGTATGATGCAGCTCCATAAACATCATCAGCATCCTTCATGTCTTCTGTCAGGTAACCATTCCAACCTGTACCGTAACCTGTATCATCCCAAGCAATAACAAATTCGTCTATGCTTTGTGTATATGTGATAGCTGTATAAGAACCAATCATAATGTTGTTGTTAGCAGCATACGTATCAATACTAGCAGTCAACTCTGTGTTGTTTGCAGCAGCCATAAATGCACCAGCTTGTTGGGAGTACTCAGCTACAGCATCTAAAGCATTGTTGTAGTCTTCAACTTCTACAGCATCTATACTGTACTCATCTGTAGCTATCATCTCTTGCAGTGCTACTTGTTCAGGCTTTGTGTCAGCCTCTTCAGCAACCTCAGCAACAGATGTAGCAGTCATAAGAACAGATGTAGCATCCCCTAATATATCAACAGCTTCTACTAAACTATTCATTGCCGCAGTATGCTCTTGAATAAACAATTGATTAGCATTGGTAGCAGTAGCATAATCGTGTGTTAAGACACTATCTCTAGCATCCTCATAGGCTACTAGCATAGCTTGTGTAACTTTAGATCCATCTAATGCACCGTCTACTATTACACCACCAACCTCAGCATAGCCTACAGCACCTATACCTAAGTTCAAAGAAAGTTGTAACCGATTATCTATAATGTTTATAGTGTTAATCAGTGACTGTATCTTCTGATCCCCTGTCTGGCTGAAGTCCTCTGCGAGTACTCCTGAACCGTTCACTAAGACTGCGAGTGTCCCCGCCACTGTTAGTACTTTCTTTTTTATGTTCAATTGTTTCATCTGTTAAATCCTCTCCTATACGTAACAGCTTATTCCAAAACTTCTTATTGTCTTCATACCCAACGATAAACACGTCAGGGTTTTCTCTGTATTTATCTACTGCTTTCTTACCCATTAATAGTTTACCAGTTACAACATCCAT